TCACAGTTCGGGGCTGGCAATCAGCCCGTGCGCCTGTAACCTCTCCAGCACCGCCACGATTGCCGTCCGTGCCTGTTCGTCGACGATAGCACCACCGCTGGGTAAGGCAACCGCGGACGCCTGCGGACCGATCACCTGGACCCCGCCGATCTCGACTCGACTGGCGGCGAGCACGCCGACCTGCCACCCTTCACCGACACGGTAACGTGCCGTCTGGCCAAGGCTTTCCGCCCACACTTCCATGCCTGGGCGCGGCGCAACGAATCGCCAGCCCCCTTCGGTCCAGCTTGCGATCGCCTCGCCGTGGCCCGCCCAGGCTCCGACCGGGTCGGCCCCCACGATCCATGCCTCGCCCGGCTCGGGCGCAGCGGGCGGAACAGTAACGCCCACGCTCCGCACATCAGGGTGAAGCAGCGCGTCGATTCCGACGACTGCTTCATTGTGAAACATCTCCTTTTGCGCCTGCCCGGCATGAAGCAGGGGCAGGGCGAATCGCGCAGTCATACTCATATCGATCACTCCGTCGCGTCAACAGTCAGCGTGGCAGCCGGGGACAGCCCGTGATCGCCCACCTGGCGTACCTCCACCTGAATCGAGTCGGTGCCATCCACGACCCAAGTCGGCACATCGCTCATCACGACTACCGGCGGCTGTCCCACGATGCTCAGACGCAGCTGGTAGCGCTCGACACCCTCACCCACCGGCGCATCCGTGCCGTCGCTCCAGCGCCATCCCGCCCGACTGCGGCGCGTCCAGTGCAGCACCCTGCCGTCGGCCACGCGCTCGCTACGCAGCGCGACCGGCGCCGGCGGCGTGGCTGACCGGCCTGTAATCGCCACCGCCTGCTCGACCGGCTCCATGTCGCCGACTCCCGTTGCCATGACGCGCTGCACACCGCCTGCCGCGATCCCGTCGCGCACGACCAGCGCGTCGCGTTCGATCAGGACGAAGCGGTCGCCCGCAACCCCCGCGCCGATCGCATCCTCGGTCCCACGCCGTCCGCGCCACAGCCCCGTCAGTCTCCAGCGCCCGCCCCCCATCGGCTCGGCGCGCCCGAACTGGATCAACTCGTCTCCCACCATGGCAATATTTGCGCCTGCATCGAGCGCCTCGGCGCTCGCGTCGGCCAGGGCCAGCTCAGGATGAGCAAGATCGACCACCAGCTGCGATGCGCGATCCTCGATCAGCGCGCTCGCCCGGCCCGCTGGCACGGCCACTGTGCCGATCACGGCTGGCGCTGCGGTCGCACCGATCGCTTCCCAGCGCGCGCCCGCGTCTCCGCTCACAGCCAGCGCCGCGCGCCGCCACCCGGGCGCGGTGCCACATGCCGCGATCGACACCCGCGGCCCGCTCAACAGCCCCTCGCCAAGATGGGGGCATTCAAATGCATGGATCACCGTCGCGCCTTGGAGCCGGTCCGGCGCCGGAGCGACCCGACCCGGACTCGCCCCGATCGGCACGGCATACGGCGCAACCGGGGTCAGCATCAGCGCGACATCGCCGTCCTCGATCCGCGCCTCGATCACGCGCCACTGCCCCGCTTCGCCGACAAGCGCCACGCGCTCCCCCGGCGCGATCCGCAGCGCGGACCATCCCGGGCGCACCATGCGCCGGGTGCGCATGAAGTCTGCGCGGACCAGCTCCGCCTCCGCAATGCCCTTCGCTGCGTCCGCCGGCAGAGCGGCGGGCAGTTCGATACGCCGCTCGCGATCCTGCCCCGCCGGATCGGATGCGCTCTGCACGCCGGCCTGATAATCGCGCGCCGGATCATAGTAACTGATCACGACCCGGCGCGGCACGCGGTCGGGCGACTCGATCATCCGCTCAACCCCCGCGCCACCCACGCCGGGATCGACCAGCGGCACGGCACCGCCGTCGGCCCCGGTGACCAGTGCAAAGGAATTTCCACGCGCGACGGGCCAGGCACCACTCGCCTCGATCAGCGGCGCGCACGCCCCCCGCACCGTCTCCCCATAGCCGGAATAGCCCGCGATCGGCTGCATCGCCTCGCCCGCCGCAATCGTCCCGCGGGACAGTTCCGCTACGATCTCCCCCGCCGCCACCGCCCCCGGATCAGCGGTCACCTCGAAGCTTAGCGACGGGATGCGATTGCCGAACTCCTCCAGCTCCAGATTCTCGAACACGGCATAGGCGATTCCGCGATGCGCCGGGGCGAGGCCAATGCCTTCGGCCGACGCGATCAACGGATCGACCGCCTGATCCTCGCCGCCCAGGTGCAGCCGGAACCCGGTCCGCACCTTCCAGTCCCCCGCCGCGCCGCGCAGTAACTTCCCCTCGGCCCAGATCCGCCCGACCGACAGGATCGGTCGCGCCGACAGCGCCACCGCGAACGACGCGGTATAGCTGTAACTGGTCACCGTCGGCCGCCCCTTGCCGCCCTCGCGCTGACGATGCTCGATCAGGTCGGTCGCCCAGATCACCGTCCCCGCCACGCGCATCGTCCCGAACTGCTGCGGGATCGGCGTGCCATAGCTCGACGTCTGCACTGCCAGCTCGGTCAGCCGCGGCCCCTCGCGCCCCTTCGGCTTGAACAGCAGTTCGCGGTCGATCGCCTGCCCGGCAAGCGCACCGATCATCGCGCCGACCGGACCGCCCACGATCCCGCCGACGGTGGAAAGCACCAACGTCGCCATCTCAATCCTCCTTGAACCGCCACCGCGCCAGTTCCGGCCAGGGCGGCACGCCCGGCCGCGCGACCACGCGGCGCAGCGCGGCATCGGCGTGGATCACGCCGTCCTCGCTCGCGATGGCGAGGTGCAGCTGCCCAGCTCCCGCGCCGAACAATACCAGGTCGCCCGGCCGCGCCGCGTCCACGCGCACCAGCCCCGCCCCTGCGGCTGCATCAGCCACCTGCGCCACCGTGCCCCCGCGCAGCGCATAGCCGCGCGGCACCACGATCCCGTATGCCAACCCTGCCAGCCCGACACAGTCCAGCCCATGCGCCACGCACCGCCCATGCAACCGAAACCGGGCCCCGATCGCCCCGCGCGCCCGCTCCAGCGGCGTCATCCGCCCGGATAGCGGGTCAGCAGGTCCACCCCCGGCAGATACGGCTCGCCCCGGAAATTCGCCGCGTTGGCGAACCGCCCCGCGCATGTCGCGATGTTCTTGTCGCATCCCTCGCTCACCTCAACCAATGCGCCAACGGCCTCGAAGCGTGGGGCCCGACGCAGCGTCACGACATCCCCGGCCGACGCCGCGATCACATCGCTCAGCCCACTATTCGCCCCGCCGAACCAACGCAGCCGCCCGCCGGCCCATCCACCCGCCACCGGCTCATGCAGGTCCAGCGTCAGCATCGCTCCTTCGGCCGCAACCACCCGCGCAAAGCGCCGCCGCCCCGCCATCGTCACCCGGCATCTCTTGTCGCCCAGCTCGGCCCGGCATTCGGGCGAGGTCATCTCGACCACCGGGGCATCCAGCGCCGCCGCCGCCCCGCGCAGCTCGGCGGTCAGCACGCCATCGCGCGTCTCGACCGCACCAATCGTTCCGCTACCCAACGCGACCAACCCGTCCGGTGCCGTCCAGTCAACCGCAAACAGGCTGATCCGCGCGCCATCCCACCGCCCCGCAAGCAGATCGGCCTCGCTGATCGCCGTCCCGGTCAGCGCGCCGGTCACATCCATGCTGTCTGCATCCAGCCCTGCCCCGCGCCGGATTGCCGAGGGCGTCATCCCCGGCGCCGCGCGATAGTGAAACCCATCCACCTCCAGATCGCGATCATGCGCCGTCAGCCCGATCGCCACCCCATCCCGCCGCTCGATCCGCCAGCAATAGGCGATCGTCGCGAGCGGCTCGTTCAGCCAGTTCATCAGCGTCTTCCTTGACCTTGCGTGGACGGAACGCGAGCTGCACACTGAACCGATGCACAGCTGGCTTCGCACCATCTCCGTGTTGGCGCTCTTCATTGCGCCGCCCGCGATGGCATGCTCGATGGGGCCAATCCGGTCGGAAGCCGGGGCACTCGAATACGCACGGCAGTCGTTCGGCCGCGCCGCGCTCGTCGTGGACGCCGAGGTCGAGGCTTCGATGCATCTTGGCGACGATTGGAAACCGGGCCTGCTGCCCGTTGCCCGCCTCAGGGTACTTCGGGTTCTCAAGCCCGACGGACCGGGCATTGTCGAGGACTCGAGGATCGCCGTCGCCTATCTCGACTCCTGTTCGATCGCCTTCACCCGTGTGGGTCAGCGCGTCCGCGTACTGCTTGATGGCGGCGGGATGATCTTCGTGGCGGATTCGGGAATGAACGGCGCCGCGATCTGGGACGAGACGCTTGGCGTACTGTTCGAACGCGAGATCGATCGGCTCGCCGGTGTGCCCCGCCCTCCTGGCTTGGCTCCGCTGGGGGCTGAGTGACCGTGCCTAGTCTTCCCTGACCTCCACCAACGGCACACTCGGCGCCGCCCCCGCCATGAATGTGGCCCGATTCACGCTGAGCGAATCCTCCGCGAACCGCACCGGCACGTCGAACCGGAACCCCGCGGTCACCACCGCGCCCGCGCCCGGCGTTTCGTCCAGCACGACCGTCCCACCCGCTTGCAGCGCGAACGCCGCCGTCTCGATGCCATCGACCGCCACCCGCACGCTCCCCGCCACCGGTCGGGTGATCCGCCGCGCGACATCGCCATAGGCCTTCACCAATGCAAACGCCTGCTGCGCGCCATCCCCGGTCCCGATCACCTGATCGAGCGGACCCGGCGCACCGTCATCGTTCGAGCAGTCATCGAACGGATCGCGCAGCCGGAACCCCCGCGCCGGCCCCATCCGCGCCCGGTAAAACCCCAGCAGCGACCGGATATCCGCCTCGCTCCGCACCCCCGGCCCGACATCGTACCGCGTCCGCGCCTGCGCCCACGCGGCGTTGCGCGCCTCATGCCCGCCCGCGCTGGTCAGGATCGCAGTCGACACCTCCGGCGCCACCTCCGCCTCGCGCCCCAGCGCAATCGGGAACAGCACATCATCGAACGCCTGCATGTCTTCCTCCTGATCGAAGGCCACAAACCCATCGCGGATCACCTGCGGCAGTGCCCAGATAAACGTCGCCGCCACACCCCGCGCACGCGCCGCATCGGCCGCCGTGGCAATCCCCCGCCACTGCTGCACATCCTCCCGGTTCAGCACGAACCCGGCGAAATAATGCTGCTTCTGAACCGGATAGCCCAGCCGCGCCTCCGCCAGCGCCACGCCCCTTGCGCTCGCGACGGCATTGCCCGCCGCCGCCCAGTCATAATCCTCCAGCTGCAGCACATCGAACGCCGGAAACGCCCAGCCGACCGGCAAATTCGCCCGCACGGGCGCCGCCCGGTCCAGCACCGTGGGCAAATAGGCGAGCAGCAACAGCTGCGCCTCCGGAGCCAGGACCCGCACCGCCGCGCCCAGCGCCGCGGTCGATGCCGCCAGCAACGCCCCCGCCGCGTCGAGCACAGCGGTGTCGGGATCGCCCCGCACATTCTGCTCGGTCGGATCGTCCAAAGCCGCCCGCGCCGCGTCGTCATGGATGCACAGGCGCCCATCGGCCATCACCCACCACCACGGCTCGCCGACCTGGAACTTGACCACCAGCCCCGCATCCTGCGCGAGTCCCACAAACGCCGCCGCCACCGCCTGCAGATATCCCATCGCCCCGGCATGCGCCGGCGACAGCAGGGTCGAGGGCGGCTCCCACCCGGTCAGCGCGGGCGATCCATCGAACGCCCGCTGCTTCCAGTCGCCCCAGCAATGCGCGTCGAACAGCTCATAGGACAGCGACCAGATCACGCCGAACCCCAGCGCCCGCGCCCGCGCCGCGAAATCGGCATGCCACGCGACACACGGCGCATTCAGCGCCCCGCCGGCGAGGCTCGCAAAATAGCCGCCCGCCGCCGCCTCAAGCCGGAAATAATGGCTCATCCCGACATAATGGACGATGTCCCCGCGATACCCCAGCTGCAGCGCATTGCGCAGCAGCCGCGCCGGGGTGACGTGATAGCTGTCGTCATAGCCCGAGCAGATCGACAGCCCATGTTCGGGCACCACCACATCGCCGATCGTCAGCACCGCGCCCGGCCCCTCGACCGCGATCTCCGACAGCTCGACCCAGCCCTCGACCGGCACCGCAAGCGCCGCATCTTCGCCCGTGTACCCCGGCGGCACCAGGCTCACGAACATCCGGTCGACATCGCCCGCCCACACCGGATCGGCTTCATCGGGCAGCATGAATCCGCCCGCAACGCTCGCGAAATCCACGCTGACGACGCAATCCTCCGGCGTCCCCTCGGCATAATTCCACAACCGCACATACCAGGCGCGCGGCGCTCCCGCCGCATCGCGTCCCTCGATCGTCAGCACCGGGCCATTGACCGCATCCAGCGGCATCACCCCGCCGGACCGCCACCGAAACCGCAACCGGCACCCACGATAGTCCCGGCTGGTCTCATAGGACAGCAGCGGGTGGTCATGCCGATCCACGCTCTCCCAGATCAGCCCCGCCAGATCATTCTGGCGATAGAAGACCGCATCCACGCGCAATGCGTCCGGGGCAGTCGTCACCACGCTCGCCATCATCGGCCGCGGAAAATTGACTGTCCAATAGGCGGGGTCGAAGCGCGAGATCACCCCCGCCACCTGCACCGTCCGCTCGGACGCCAGCCAATATGCCATTGTCGCCTGCCCCTTCTTCTCACCTCCCGCTTGCGGGAGGGGAACAGCTCAATCCACCGCGCTCAACGCAGCCTTGACCGCCCGCGCCACCTGCCGCCCCGACTGGCGCAGCGCGCCGGCAGCGTCGCCGCCGCTCGGCGCGTTGATCGTGATCGCCACCCGCACATCACGCCCACCGCCCTGAACCGGCACCTCGACCCGCCCGCTCGTCGTCGGCACGAACAGCTCCGGCCCACGCTCACCGACGATATATCCGCGCCCCGGCGCCACCGGCCCGCCGGTCGCGCGGCCGGGCAGTCCGAACAGGCTGCCGATCGCCGAGCCGAGTCCGCCGCCACCACCGCCACCGCCGAACAGCGACGACAGCCCCGCCCGCACGACCTCCACGGCAATCTCGCTCAGGATCTGCGACGCCACGCGCTTCAGATCCTCGAATCCCAGCTTGCCCGTGCGAGCAGCCCGCAACAGCGCCTGCTCGACGCCGCGTCCCGCACGGTCCGCCCCCGCCTGCAGCGGCCCGTCGATCGCCGCGCGCATCTCGGCCACGTCGCGGGCAAAGCCTCGCGTATCGGCGCGCACGCGCACGATCATTTCGTCCAGATCCTCACCCATCGGGAAATGCCTCCATCAGCTGCGCGATCATGTCGCGATCGGGCGGCGCGACCGCCTCGCCATCCACCGCCCGCACCAGTGCAGTCAGCTCGGCCGGGGTCGCATTCCAGAACAGCTCCGGCGTCCACCCGAACGCCACCCCCGCCTGCCCGGCGAGCCGCGCCGCAGAGCGACTAAAATCCTCCCCGGCACGGGGAGGGGGACCGTGCGCAGCACGGTGGAGGGGGCCCTCCCCACGCGACCCGCTCACCGCCCCGCCAGTATCTGCCCGATCAGCACGCGCAGCGCCGGGGTGGCAGCGGCAAGTCCCCCAGTCGCTACCCCCTCGCCGAATGCCTCCCGGGTCAGCCCCTCGGGCCGCTCCTTCAGACAGTGCCAGAACAGGGCGACCATCTCGCCCAGCCCCAACCGCCCCTCAGCCGCCCGCTCGACCAGCGCGAAGAGCGGCCCCACTTCCTGCTCCGCCGCCACCAGCGCGCCGAACGAAGGCCGCAGCACCAGCTCTACGCCAGCGACCCGCACGCATGCCTCGCCCCGTGCCGGGTTCGCGCTCATGCGGAAATCACCGGCCCGGAACTCTCCAGGTTCAGCGTGTACGACCGCTCCCCGTTGAAATCCCCGGCATAGTCCAGCCGCGTGACCAAGAACCGCCCGGTCATCGTCTCCCCGCTTTCGAAGCTCAGCCGATAATCGTCGATCACCCCGCTCAGCGCATTGCCCCGGATCCGCGTCTCCGCCGCCGACCCGGTAAACACCCCCGCCGCCGACACGCTCACCGATCGCACCCCGGCGCCCGACAGCAATTCGCGCCAGGCACCGGAGTCCTTCGACGTGATCGCCACCGCCTCGCCATTGACGCTCAGCTGCGTCGTGCGCAGCCCCGCCACCGTTGCATAGGCGACCGGCGAGCCGCCATCGCCCACCTTCAACAGGAACGCGCTTCCCTTCTCCACCGCCATGACTCGATCTCCCTCAAATCCCGCTCTTCAGCATCCGCAGCCGCCACTCGCTCGTCGCGATCCAGCGCCCCTCGCCCTTCCGCTCGATCCGCCCGCGCAACAGCACCCGGCTGGCGAGTTCCCAGCCGCCGCCGATCGCCCGCGGCATCGCCGCCACAGCGGTCTCCAGCTCGCCTGACAGCCGCCGCAACCGCGCCGGGCTCTCCCCGGCATCGAACAGGCTCACCACGACCCGCGCCTCGCGCCCGGCCATGTCCTTGGTTCCCCAATCGGACAGCTGCGCCTCGCCGATCACCGCATGCGGCGTCGCCGCGCGCACCGGCGGCGCATCGAACACCCCCGCCAGCCCCTCGGCGAGCGGCGCATGGCCACTCAGCGCCGCCCGGATCGCCTCCGCCAGCACCACCGCCGCGCTCATCGCACCGCCTCCGCGCCCAGCCGCATCACCCGCCACGGGCGCCACAAAGCCGTCACCGCCGCCGGCGGCACGCCATCGCCATCCATCCGCAAATGCGCCGCCAGCCGCAGGATCCCGTGCCGCACCGGCTCCGGCACCGCGTTCCAGTCCGCGGCGCTCCCCGCGCGATAGGTCACCGCGATCCGCCCCGCATCGGCCGCGCACCGCACCCAGCCCTGCCCCGCCGCATCGATGTCGATGGCATAAAGCTCCGGCGCCAGCGCCACCGCGCTCGCATCGACCGCCAGCTGATGAGCCGCCGTCACCGCGCGCACAGGCGCGACACTCAGCGCCTGCCACTCACCCCGCGCCGCCAGCGTCTCGCGCAGCGTCCGCTCAAGCAGCGCCATACCGATATAGCGTTCGCACAATTCCGTCGCGACGCGCAGCTGCGCCGCCAGCTCGGCATCGGCCTCGCCCCCCGCCTCGATGCGCAGCCAGGCGCGGAGCTCGGCGATCGCCACCGGCGTCGCCTCCGCCGGGGTCAGCATCTCCACGCTCATCGCGCATCCACCCGCACGGCGAGCGTCCGGGCATCGACGCGGCCATCGCCCAACGTCACCTGATTGGTGACCCGATAGACTCGCCCGGCAACCCCGCCCTCCAGCGTCGCTGCCGATCGCGCGCCGCTCCATGCAGCGACTGCGACGACCAGTCCTTCCGGCTCGACCACCCAGCTGCTCTGTGCCAGCCCAGCCGATCCGGCCACCGCGCTCCAGTCGATCGCATAATCCAGCCGCGCCGCCGGATCCTTGACAAACACGCTCATCGCCACCCCCTCAGCCAACAAAAAGGGGGCAACCGATCCGGCCACCCCCACAAGTCCCTGTTTCGCCCGCGCCACCTGGCGCGCTGGTTCAGTCCGCCATCACGCACCGCGCACCGATCGCGCGCGCCACCGCTCCGGGGCTTCCCGCCGCCACCAACGCGTCGCGCCCGGCCCGGAAGCCGCCCGCCGGCAACAGCCTGCCGCCCCGCGCGTCCGCGATCGCGCGCGCCGCAATCGGGGCACCGCCAATCCCCCCGCGCATCAGCTTGCTACCGCCCGGTCGGTCACCCGCCGCCAGTCGCTGCCATCGGAAAACACCGGCACCGCCCCGCCGCTCTCATCGGTACAGAACGCCATCGCCCCCGCCCCCACCAATGCTGCATCGGGTAACCCGGCCACTGCGTGGCTCGGCAATTTGGGCGGTTTGGCAAAATAGGTGACGTCGATCGCCGGATCGAATTCGACGAACAGATTTGCGCCCGACCCGACCGACCGATAGCTTTTCTCGATTTTCAGCTTGTCGCCGTCGCTATTGTCATAGCCGATGGTAAAGGCCGTCCCCCCGCCGACATTGGAAAAGCCGACAATCGCGTCATTGCCCGCACCGTTCAGCACCTGAAGGTCCAGCGTCGATGCGCCCGCGCCGGTATTATAGACCTGCTGGATCAACCCCGCCGACGCGCTCCCGCCGATCGTCTGGGCAAAGAAATTGCCCGTAATGGCCGGACAACTGATGTTCAGCGCCGACTGATTGTCGCTTCCGCCGGTACAGATGATCGAAAAGCAGGTCGGCGATCCCGACGGATTGGACTGAGTCGGCGTCGCCACATAGACCGCGCCATTGTCGAACTGAATATTGTCATACTGGTTGCGATAGGGCAGCGGCAGGTAAGAGTTACCGGCCGCGTTGACCTGCTCGAACGCGGGCTTGTTGTTGGTATTGAACCGCAGCTTGGGATGCCCTTGGCCGCTACCGCCATCCTGATAGTCGATCACCCCACCGGCCGCGGTCCGAAAATCGGCGGTGATGCGCGGGTTCAGATCCCAGTCCCACTGGATGTGCAGCGCCCCGCGCTGACCCACCGAACAGTGCACACCGTCCCAGTCCGCAGAATTGTGCGGCACCGTCGCGGTGATCGCGCGAAATTCGCCCGCGGTGGCCCAATCGACCGCAAAATGGCTGGCGACATGATATTCGCTCATGAACGGATCGGTCGGTCCGCCCTGCGCGAACTTGCTCTCGATCCGGTACGATCCCGACGGCATCGCCGTGTTGAGCGGCGTATAGCTCGTCGTCATGTTGAAGCCGAGCGCGAACACCGTGTCATAATATTCCGGCTCGCTCGTCGGCCCCTGATTGGCCCTTCCCGAATTCTGGAGCAGGCGCAGATTGACCCCGTCATCGCCGCCATTGCTGTTGAGCAGCCCGCCCGGCGGCGGCTGATCGATCAGGATCTGGCTGTAGGCGTTGTCGGCAACCGTCGGCGGATCCAGCGCCAGCCCGCCCCGGTTCGCGATCGCCGCCAGGAAATCGGAAACGCTCGCGTTCTCGTTGCCCGGCAGCGCCTGCCAGGCAGCGAACACGTCATGCGCCTGCACGGTCCGATAGAATTGCGCTGCCACGGTCAGTGCAATCCGCTTGCTCCCGGCGGGCAGGTCCACCGCGCTGGTCCCGTCAGACGACACGATCGGCGCGCGCTCGATCGTCCCGCTCGCAAAGGTGCCGATCCCGATTTCGAACACGCTCGTATCCGCGGGCGCTCCGTCGATGCTGTAATAGAATTGGTCGCCCTCGCTCAGCACTGCGGCAAAGCTGCGCGATCCATCGACCGCACCGCCCGGCGTAATCGCACCGGTGCCGGAGGTGGTTGTCACTTCCTCGACTAGGTCTGCGTAAATCAGCTGTGCCATGATCGTGCTCCCGCGGAGGTAAAGTCGGAACTGGCCGGGGCGCCCGCACCGCCCCGGCCCGACTGTATCAGGGGGGCGGTGATCGGCAGAATCGCGACGGCTATCGCCCCGCTAACCACGCCGCCCACCGCCCATCCGCCTCAGGAGGCGGAGAACTTCATGACCTTGATCGCCTCGCTGTTCGTCACCGCGCCGCCGACGCGCTTGGTGGCGTAGAAGTGAACGAACGGCTTGTTGCTGTACGGATCGCGCAGGATCTGCGTCTCGCCGCGCTCGGCGATCAGATACCCCGCCTTGAAATTGCCGAATGCGATCGACAGCGAATTGGCCGCGATGTCGGGCATGTCCTCGGCCTCGACCACCGGATAGCCCAGCAACGTCGCCGGCTGCCCCGCGCTCAGCGACGGCTGCCACAGCAGCGCCCCGTCGCTCGTCTTGAACTTGCGGATGCGCGCCAGCGTCGCCGAGTTCATGCACCACACCGCACCCTGGCGGTACGGCGGGCGCAGCGCCTGGACCAGGTCGATCAGCTTCTCCTCGGGATTGGCCGCAAACGCCCCCGCCGCACCCGACACGATATGCTGCAGGGTGCCGAACGCCCGGACGTCATCGCCGGTCACCGCCGTGGCATAGGTCAGGAACCCCTTGGGCTTGTTGGTCCCGTTGCCGCTGACGAACGCCGCCCCCTCGGCGCGGGCGAATTCCCGCGCGATCTCGTCGGCCAGCCACGCTTCGACGTCGAACGCTGCATCGTCCAGCATCGCCTGGCTCGCCGCCGGATTGGCGAACAGGTCGCCCATCGGCGGGGCGATCTCGTTGAACACCGGCGTATCGGTCTCGTCGCGCGCCGCGGTCTCGCTCGCCCAGCCGGATTCGGTCGCGCCCGACGCGACCAGCTTGCGATATCCCGCGCTGCCCACCGTCACGACATTGGCGATGGCACGGATCGGCGAGATGCTCGCCAGCGTCGCATCGACCAGCGCGTCGATCTCGCGCGGCACGGCATAGCCGCCTTCGGCCCCGCTCGCCCCCGACAGCGCCTTCATCTCCAGCGCGCCGCTGCCGCTACGCAGGAACCCCTCGAACGCCGCGCCCGTCACACTGCGCGCACCGCTCAACATCGGCCGCGCCACCGGCACCCCAGCCGCTTCCACCGCCTCGAACGACTGTTCGAGGACATCCGCCTTCGTTTCCATAGTCTTCTCCCGTTCCACCAGAAAATCCTCCGCGCCTGCCCCGGCGGAGGCCGGGGGAACGGGGAGGGGGACCATCGCAAAGCGATGGTGGAGGGGGCCCGCGTCAGGCGAACCCCGTCGTCTCAGAAAATGAATCGGCTATCCGCCCTATTCGCGCCCATGTGGGCCCGTTCCCGATCCTGTATCGTTAGGACCGCGACGCACCGTCACGCCGGGAATTCCAAATGTCCAAACGATCGAATAGAAGCTGGATGAACGCCGGATTCGACGCCTGGTCACTCGGCTGGGAATCCGCCGCCGTAATCGGTCTGCGCGCGACCAGGATCGCCCAGGGCGGCCCCGAAGCACAGCGCGAGGCCGAACTGATGGTCTCCGAAAAAATGACCGCCGCGTTCGAGCTGCAACTGGCGATGATGACCGGCGCCATGGGCACGAGCCCCGCCACCACCACCCGCAAGGCAATCGCCCACTATCGCCGCAAGGTGCGCGCGAACGCGCGTCGCCTCAGCTAGCCGCCGGTGCCTCAACCGCATGCACCCGCGCCAGCCCCTGCATCGGTCGCGCCACCAAACTCACCTCGCACAGCTCCAGCGCCTCGATCTCGCGCCACCGCCCCTGCCGCGCCTTGACGGTGCGATACCCAAAGCTGAGGCCATTGACCGCACCCCGCGCCACCAACGCCGCCAGCTCGGGCGCATCGACCCGCGCCGTCACCCGCAAGCCCCGCGCATCCTCGCCGATCGCCTCGATCACCCCGACCGGCGCCCCGCGATGCTGCCACAGCAGCGGCACCCGCCGCACCCGCGCCCCGAACGCCCCGGCCCGGATCACGTCCCCGCCCCGGTCCGGCACATCGAACACCGCGGCGTAGCCCGCGAACCGCACACTCCCCTCCCGCTCGCGGGAGGGGTCGGGGGAGGGCCTGTCCGCATCTGCAGCGTCAGTCGAACGCAACATCACTTCCCCACCCCCCAAAACCCCAGCTTCACCGCCAGCCCGACCACGACCAGCGCCAGCAGCATCCGCACGACCCACCCAGCCACCGCCTTCACCGCCGACCGCTTCGCATCGCGCCACGCCTCCAACAGCTCGCGCAACTCGCCCATGTCTTTCCCCGCATGCGGGTCATCCAGCCCCAGCCGCGCCAGCGCCCGGCTCGCCCCCAGCTCGCCCGCCTCCTCCGCCACCGCACGCAGCGTCGCCATGTCCGCCCCCTCGGCGGATCCTTGCGCGATCAGCTGCGCCAGCAGCTTGCCATCGACCGGCGCGCTCACGACTCGACCTCCGCACCGATGCCCACCATCGCGCGCTTCTCCTCGTTGGTCAGGAACTCCGCCGCGCTCACGCTGCGCCACAGCCGCTCGCGGTCCTCGGCCATCGCAGGCACCTTGTCGATCGCGACCCATAGCCGCGCGTCGGGGAACCACGGCGACAGCCCCTGCGCCAGTTCGGTCAGGATCTTGTCCGCCAGCGGCAGGATCGTCATCCGCCACACCGCCTTGTTCGCCTCGCGATAGTTCGCATAGCTGTTATCGCCGGGCAGGCCGATCAGCATCGGCGGCACCCCGAACGCCAGCGCGATCTCGCGCGCCGCCGCCGCCTTCAACCCGACAAAGTCCATGTCCGCCGGGGTCAGGCTCATCGCCTGCCACTTCAGCCCGCCCTCCAGCAGCATCGGCCGCCCGGCATTGGCGGCCCCGGCAAAGCCCGCCTCCATCTCGCTCTTCAGCCGCTCGAATTGGGAAGGCGACAGCGCACTCCCATCCCCCGGCTCGTACACCAACGCCCCCGAAGGCCGCGCAGCGTTGTCGAGCAACGCCTTGTTCCACCGCGTCGCCGCATTGTGAATCGCGATCGCCCCCGACGCCGCGCCCAGGCACCCCAGCCCATAATGATCGTCGACCGGGTTGAACGCCTTCAAATGCACGACCTGCGGCCGCCCCGCCGCATCCTCCGCCGCGATCACGCTGACGCTCCCGCCCACGCGATAGCGATAGCCGACCGGCCACCCCCCGGCATCGGTCTCGACACTCACTCGCTCGGGCCGCAGCGCGAACAGCTCGGCGACACCCCCCGAGCCATCGCCCAGCAACTGCACATAGGCATTGCCATGCAACAGCAGTTGCGCGGCGATCGTCGCCCCCAGCTCCTGCCCCTGGCTCCGCGCCGTGATGAGCTTCAGCAGCGCCGCATCGCTCGCCGCGACCGGCGCGCCCGCGATGCCCTCGGCAATGATCTTCACCGCCCGCTGCGCGACCGGATTGGCCGCATAACCGGCCCGCACCTGCCCCTCGTAACTCTGCGGCCACTCACCCAGCACCGCGCCCGCGCCCTGCCCACGCGCCAACACCGGACGCGAACCCTCGCGCCCGGACTTCCGGCCGAACCATTTCATGAGATTTTCTCCTTTGGTCGCCTCACGGCGATGGGCCGGTGCCGCATGCGCGTCAGCGCATCAAACAAACTCGGGTGGGCGCGCGCGTCTGCGCGCCTAAAAGACTCTTACCGCTTCTTTCCGAACCAGATCACGTGCCGCGGACCTTTCCCGTTGGAACGCGCCCGCACCTGAACCTCTTCCACCGCAAACCCCGCATCGCGCATCCGCCGCGTAAAGGCCGGGTCCGGCCCCGCCGACCACACCGCCAGCACTCCGCCCGGCGCCAGCGCAGCCCGCGCCCGCTCCAGCCCGCGCATCGTGTACAGCCCGTCATTCGCGTCGCGCGTCAGCCCGTCCGGCCCATTGTCGACATCCAGCAGGATCGCCTCCCAGCTGCCCCGGCTGCGCGCGATCTCCGCGCCGACATCGCCCATCACCAGCTGCGTGCGCGGATCGTCCAGGCACCCGTCGGCCAGTTCCGCCATCGGTCCGCGCGCCCATTCGATGATGCCCGGCACCAGCTCGACTACGCACGCCCACCCCTTCGGCCCCAGCCGCTTGAGCGCCGCGCGCAGCGTAAACCCCATGCCATAGCCGCCGATCAGCAGCCGCGCACTCGCCGGATCGCTCAGCCGATCCAGCGTCATCTCCGCCAGCGCCTCTTCCGATCCGCTCATCCGGCTCGACATCAGCTCGTTGCGCTCGAGCATGATGATGAAGTCGCGCCCATGCCGCACCAGCCGCAACGGCTCCCCGCCCGGCACCTCGGCCACACCGATCAGCTCCCGAGGTGTCAT